GGAAGAACGAAGCGTTGGCTTGTTATGGCGATGATAACAAGAACAAGAGTCGTCTTGAGGCTAGAGCAATCACATGCTTTTCAGCCAAGAAATGGTTCTTCGATAGTATTGGTATGGTCATTACCGATGCTCGCAAGTCTGCCACACCCCCTGAATTCGTTCATTCCTCTGAGATCGATTTCCTCAAAAGGAAGAGCGTTTTCCACGAGGCTCTTGGGACCACAGTGGGCGCATTGGACAAGCATTCAATTTACAAGATGGGTCACTCAGCGATGAAGAGTGCTCATGTTGAATTGGAAGATCTAGCTGTCCAATCGTATAACTCCATGATGTTTGAAGCTTTCCTTCACGGGGAAGAATTTCATGAAACATTGAGGAGTCAGCTCAAATTGGTTGCAGATGAAACCAAGATTTCATCCCCACAACTCGATGTCTCCTATCAGGATCGCGTTCTTGAATGGCATCGAAAATATAGCCGGACCTAGCCATGTCGTTAAACTGGCCCCCCGACCAGGCAAAGTCATTAAACTACCACGGTGTTCGTCCATGCCGGTCCACGGAAAAGCAACAGGACCAATTTGTGTATGGTTACCAGTACTATTATATTTATGCATGTTTTTACATTTAATTTTATCAGGCTTCACATTTTGTTTGCATATACCCACGCGAGTGGGGGTTGAATCGCCCCTTTCTCGTTTTCATAGCAGATTCTCAAAAACACCAACCACAAGTGCCGGAATGATCGGCGATGCCCAACTAGCATCACAAACATTATCTTTTGGTGACGCTGTTACCCCCTCGTTGGACACAAGAGGGATCCCGATGGACCACACCCGGGATACTGGCTTTCTTTCGGATGCCACATTGTCTGAGTTCTTTGAGAGACCAATTAAAATCAAAGAACTATCTTGGGGAGTTGAACAGACGCTGGACAGCAAGTTCGATCCCTGGGACTTATATTGGTCAAACGCTGAAGTGCTCGCGAGAATCAGCAACTATCATCTGCTTAAGTGTAACTTGCATGTAAAGTTCGTTTTGAACGGAAATGCTTTTTATTATGGGCGCTTAATTGCGTCATACTTGCCCTTTGATAGCGTAGATCAGTCATACTTTAATAGAGCTCCGGTGAGAGCAGATTTTGTTGGCTTATCTCAGAAAATGCATGTGTACATGAATCCCACATTATGTCAGGGTGGAGATTTACAATTGCCATTTTTCTATGATTCCAATGCACTTCAAATTCCGTACAAAGAGTGGACACAGATGGGACAAATCCGTGTTGGTGCGATTAATCCACTCAAGCACGCAAACGGAGGGACAGAACCAGTTTCCCTCTCCATTTTTGCATGGGCCACAAACGTTTCGTACGCCATACCTACTAGAAATCGTCCCGAAGCCGGAGATGAGTATTCCTCAAATATCATCTCCAAACCAGCTTCAACGATAGCGCGTTATGCCGGTAGTTTGGCGACTTTACCTTGGATTGGCCCCTTTGCACGTGCCACAGAGATTGGTGCAACTGCGGTTGCATCGATTTCGAAAATTTTCGGTTATGCTGCTCCCATTGATTTGGCCTCTTCCTTACTCGTCCCACGAGCTAGGAATTCTTTGGCCACTACGGATGACAAGTATATGGGATTGAAGTTAACAGTCGATAGTAAACAGGAACTTACTTTAGACCCAGCTACAACCGGAATAAACACTCCTGATGAGCTTACCATTTGTGGAATAGCACAGAAGGAGTCTTATCTAACGACCTTTGATTGGGCCGTTAGTGCTGCTGCTGAGCAATTGCTTTTCAACTCATATGTAGATCCTGGAATTCACCAGATTCACGGGCCTGTTAATGAGCATCACTTAACAGCTGCAGCTTTTGCAGTCTTACCCTTCAAGTATTGGCGAGGTACCATGAGATTTCGATTTCAAATTGTGGCATCCGAGTATCATAAGGGTCGTATTCGTATCGTGTATGATCCCAATACCGGCGGCGCCACTTCAGCTTACAACACACACTACAATAAAGTTCATGACATTTCGGTGGCTAAGGATTTTTCATTTGATGTAGGTTGGGCTCAGAGTACCCCATACAAGCAGAGCTTTGGAATTAATAACACACCCCTCACGGACATGTTTGGGAGTGCCGCTCTGCTGTTGAAGAGACAAGACATAGGCAATGGTGTGTTGTCAGTTTACGTTCTGAATAAACTTACTACAGCTTCCACTGTGGTTAGTGACATTCAAGTGAACGTGTTTGTTTCTATGCTAGATGATTTCGAAGTAGCTGAACCTTCTGAACGACTATCGGATGTGAGATTTACACCCGTCCCTATTGAAGGTCGCAATCAACCAGAAGCGTTGGACAACGCTGATGAAGTTGAAAATCCTGTCACTGATCCTGCTCCTATTGGATCAATGGCTGATACTGGTATAGTAGATAAGGATGTGACTAAGCTGTTCTTCGGTGAAGTCATTGCATCATTCCGCCAGCTTCTCAAGAGAAATTATTTTCATGAACGCATTTTGATTCCAGTTGTGGATACACTTGCTATAGTTCAAGTCTCACGAGGAGCTTTTCCTGGATACGGCGGCTACACTGACACACCACCCCCACCTGGTAGTCCTATCATTGATTTAAATAACGGTAGTTACTATTATTATGCACAGACAACTCTTCTTAATTATCTAAGCAAAGCTTACGTTGGTCGCCGAGGATCATTACGTTGGCTTTTGGATTTTTCAAGATGTCATGCATCTACTGTTGCATCAGGATACCTAGGTGGATCCACATCTGTAATTTTCGGTCGGGATGACGATTATTACATTACTACAACAACTTATCCCCATGAGGCAGCAAACCTCCCAGGCGACTTTTTAGCCGCAAATCTTAACTTGCAACGAGGGTTCACACCCCGTGGAGCTAGCATTACTAACAATGCTGTTAATCCGCTTAGTGCCGTGGAAATACCGTACTATGCTCCAAAACGATTCTCTCCTACTCGGAAAAATGAGACGTTTACAGCGAACAACCAAGAACCTGGATGGAAATTCCAGTTCACCACCTTCCCGGTGGAGGATCCAACTGATTCGTACGTTGACACGTATGTTTCTGCTGGTGAAGATTTTAATTTATTCTACTTCAACGGGTTACCAATCGTCTATTACCAATCAATCGCTCCGGATCCACTTCCGCCCCCTTGATTGGCATGGACACCTAGGGTCAATGCTTAAGCTGCTCCCAGCTTAATGAAAAACTAAAACGACAGTACCCTAACCACATTGCGGGTTCAAAAGTGCACCTATGGTATTAAAGCACGAAAAATTGAATTTGGGAAATTCGACACGTTACGGGGCACAACTCCTATAACAGGCTAGAGACAACCGCTTGGACACTCCCTGTTACTAAGGGGCTATGTCAAATAACGTGTATAAGAGACAGAGTGTGGAGTCACACTCTACGGCAGGCGCGACAGCGCACCGTCCGGCAATTCGACGAAGTATTGAGTACTATTTTTACTTCCGGCTTTGCCGGGAGATTTTTTATGACTCTACTTTACAAAGGTTGCCGGGGAATTTAGTACCACTCCGAACGTGACAGTCTAGACAACGACTTGGATCGCGTTTGGTTTACCG